ATGCACGAGAGAGACTTACTGCATTCAATCAAAGTTTAGAAGCAGTTGATAGACCAGGAGGCATGAAGAAAGAAGATGTGTTAAGTGAATATTTTTCATCTGGTAAATATGCAGAAGATTTAAATTTATTTAATCAAGCAGAGAAAGAAGCTAACATTCAAAAATTAGAATCTGCAGGACCTAAATTTATGGGTTCAGTATTTCCTCAATTTGAAAAAGGAAGACAAGAAGATTTAGCAAATCTTAGATCTGTTATTAATCCAGCTTTTAATATACCGGGAATGAGAGAACTAACAGGTGGATATTTATATGGTTTTGCAGGCGGTGGTATTGCAGGATTATCTGGTGGTATAGACAAAGGTCCACAAAGAACATCAATGAATCCTGACTCACAAGGCTTGTCAGGACTATTAAAAAATGGTATGAAAATATAGGAGTATTAAATGGCAGAAATAGATAAAGGACTCCCGAACACTAGAACTAAAATTGATATCCCTTCAGAGGAGGAGATAGCAGAAGAAGTTTCTGTTCAGGAATCAGAACCCGAAAAGGGACCAATAGAAGTTATACCGGAAGAAGATGGTGGTGTAACATTAGACTTTGAACCTGGCTCAATAAATGTCCCCGGAACAGAAAATCATTTTGATAACTTAGCAGATATTTTACCTGAAGATATTTTAGAACCAATCGGTGGCGACATGGTCAATAACTACATGGACTACAAAGCCTCAAGAAAAGATTGGGAAAAATCTTATACAGAGGGATTAGATTTATTAGGATTTAAATATGAAAATAGAACTGAACCGTTTCAAGGAGCTTCAGGTGCAACACACCCAGTTCTTGCAGAAGCAGTTACACAGTTTCAAGCACAAGCTTACAAAGAATTATTACCTGCAGACGGACCAGTTAGAACACAAGTTATTGGTTTAAAAAATCCTGGAACAGAACAACAAGCACAGCGTGTTAAAGATTACATGAATTATCTTATCATGGATGAAATGAAAGAGTATGAAGCTGAGTTTGATTCAATGTTATTTCATTTACCACTTGCAGGTTCTACATTTAAAAAAGTTTATTATGATGTGCCTATGGGTAGAGTGGTATCTAAATTTGTTCCAGCAGACGAATTAGTTGTGCCGTATACAGCAACAAGTTTAGATGATGCGGAATCTGTAATTCATGTTATTAAAATGTCAGAAAATGAATTACGAAAACAACAGGTAAATGGTTTTTATGTTGATGTAGATTTAGGACCACCAAGCAGCGTAGAAAAAAATGATGTTGAAAAAAAAGAAAGAGAATTAGATGGCACAAAAAAATCTGGTAAGCCAGAATCAATTTATACTTTATTAGAGTGTCATGTAAATTTAGATTTAGAAGGTTTTCAAGACACAGGTGAAAATAACGAACCAACAGGAATAAAATTACCCTACATAGTAACTGTAGAAGAAGGTAGCCGAACAGTTCTTTCTATTAGAAGGAACTATGCGCCCAATGATCTAAAGAAAAATAAGATCCAATACTTTGTCCATTTCAAATTTCTGCCAGGACTAGGATTTTATGGCTTTGGACTCATTCACATGATTGGCGGATTGAGCCGTACGGCAACGACGGCTCTCCGTCAATTGCTAGATGCAGGAACATTAGCAAACTTACCTGCAGGATTTAAACAAAGAGGCGTTAGAGTAAGAGACGAAGCAGCTCCAATACAACCAGGTGAGTTTAAAGATGTGGACGCACCAGGTGGTAGTTTACGAGATGCATTCTTTCCATTACCATATAAAGAACCATCACCAACACTATTACAATTACTTGGTGTTGTAGTTCAAGCAGGTCAAAGATTTGCGGCCATAGCTGACATGCAAGTCGGAGACACAAAACAAAACGCAGCTGTAGGAACTACAATTGCATTATTAGAGCGTGGATCTAGAGTTATGTCTGCGATACACAAAAGATGCTATGCAGCTATGAAAGATGAATTTAAATTACTTTCAAAAGTTGTTTCACAATATTTACCACCAGAATATCCATACGATGTTGTTGGCGGACAAAGAAATATTAAACAAGCAGACTTTGATGATAGAATAGATGTAGTGCCAGTTGCAGATCCAAATATATTTTCTATGTCACAAAGAATTACAATGGCACAAACAGAATTACAACTTGCAACATCACAGCCACAACTACATAATTTATATCAAGTATACAGAAACATGTATGAGGCAATAGGTGTAAAAAACATTGATACAATATTACCACCTCCTGCACCGAACGCACCCATGGACCCAAGTATGGAGCACATAAATGCGTTAGCGGGTAAACCTTTCCAAGCTTTTCCTGGTCAAGATCATAGAGCACACATAACTGCACACTTAAATTTTATGTCAACTAACATGGTTAGAAATAGTCCTATGATTATGGCTGCAATTCAAAAAAATATACTAGAACATATTAGTTTAATGGCACAAGAACAGGTGCAATTAGAGTTTAGAGAGCAAATGCAACAGATGATGATGTTGCAACAACAAGCAGCTATGAATCCACAGGTGCAACAACAGTTACAAGCGATGACAAATCAAATTGAATCAAGAAAAGCTATACTTGTTGCAGAAATGACTGAAGAATTTATGAAGGAAGAGAAGAAAATTACATCACAATTTGACTCTGACCCTCTTTTAAAACTAAAATCTAGAGAAGTTGACCTTCGTGCGATGGAAAATGAGCGTAAAAAAGAGAATGATGAGGCTCAAATCGACCTTGCTAAAGCTAGATTAATGCAACAAGGCGAAATTGCAGAGGATAAAATGGAACAAAACGAAGATTTAGCTAAATTAAGAGCTGGAGTTAGCCTTGCAAAGACCGGAGTGCAAAAAGCAGCGGTAATTACGGAGGATAATTAATGCCATTAAACAAAAAAGGTAAAAAAATTATGAAATCTATGAAGAAACAATACGGAAAAAAGAAAGGTGAAAAGATATTCTATGC